GGCAAGTCCATTTCAGGATCATTTGCACTCGCAAGGCCAGTCCCACTCATCAAGGAACTGAGCTTAGCACGTGCTTCATCAGTCATGGGTTTTCTTCGTGGAGCCAACCTTCCAGTTGAATCAGGAGTGGCTTTTGGTGCTAGGACATCTTTAGGTTTTGGATTGTCAAAGTAAGCAGCGTCACGCATTGGCTCATCCTCAACAAGGTGAGGCATTGGTGCGATTCTCTTGCCAAACCTGCCAGTTTCAAGCGTGTCATGCACTCCCATCATTGAAAATATGTCCTCTCTCCACTCACCAGTGGCAGAAAAGGATTGCATGAATTCCCTCCAACTCAAATGCCTGCTACGTAGGAAAGCAATAATTTGCTCTTCGCTCAGTCTAGCATTGCGGTCAACAAGCCATTTGGACGCACCAACAACAAATCTGTGAACATCGTCAGTGGTTGCTGGAGTTGGTTGCATTTGTCTATGATACTCGCCTTCTTCTGTTGACTGACGTGAAGATGGAAGTGTGTTGCCAGCAATAGTGTAAAATTCAGCACGAGTAGCTGCATCTAAAGCAGGCTTGTAACTACGTTGGTTGACAGACTTGAGGGCTTGTTGGAATACTTCATACCTAGCAACAAAGTCAGCTCTTTTCTCTTCAAACTCACCAGGCAGAGAGTCAGACCAAAGTGACTCAAGTGCCTCTGGAAAGTATGTTGCTACTAATGAAACTGGCGCTCCATTACAAAGAATGGAAGCCCCGATTGTGCGCAAGGTCCAGTCATTCATTTGAGTCACAAAAGCGGCATTGGTGTATGAGAATTTAGTTGCAAGGCCATTTGAAGTCCTGCCAGTCCTGCCAAATCGTTGAATGACGGTCGCCGGGCTCAATTTGTGCAAGCTCACTTTCTCAATGCCATTCCTTTCACCTGCCATTGGGAGCAATGGTCCACTAGAACGTGTGATGTCAGAAGTTATGACCCAATCGATGTTAGGTATAGTTAAACCAACGTCAGCAACAGACGTGGCAATAAATATCTTAGCTTGTGGGTCAATAACTTTAGATTCAGATGACAAGATGCACGAGCGTGCTTCAAAACGAACAGACAAGTAGTCTGCTTGACTTTTGTCCACAACAAATATTAGGAACTTTGCACCAGGGAACCCTTTCACAATTCGTATTATTCTTGACCTATAGTCTTGCCAGTACATGTGTTCTGTCATACTGCTAGCGTCAATTACTTCACTCAGAGTTTCAGTAATTTCCCAAGTGCGGGCAATTGTGAGCGGGCATGTGATGTCCGCATCATCATAATTCTGAGCTGTTGGGGTGGCTGTGGTCATGACCACATTCATCTGCATCGAGAATAGGATGTGCCTGAGAGCCAAATAATGCGGCTCCATCACATGGCACTCATCCCAAATGAAAAGATTTGACTTACTCAGCCATTCGCCGTGGAGGAACACTTCCATGGCCGTGCAAATAATGAACCGCTGATTCGGGTCATACACAAAGCCCTCTGTGACAGGATGGGCTGGGAGCCCAAATGCTGACTGCAGGTACGGAGCAAGAGTCACTACAAGCAAGGAACGCGGCACGACCATAATGATCCGGTCGTACCTTGACCAAACAGTCCTATAGATTGTGGCTACAAGTGAAGTGGACTTCCCTGTACCAGTTGCAGCTTGTACTAGCACAGAGCAAATGGAATTGCCAATTGACTCAATGGCGTGCAAAGACTGCTTCATATTGACTGGCACCTTAGTCCACATGACATTTAGTAGGTAACCTGTTGCACCCTCAATAACCTCAGATAGGGAAGGTACCCTGATCCACAGCACCCAATCAGGCACCGTGAAATCAGGTATGAAGAACAACAAAGAAATAATTAAGACACGCCACCAGGGTATGTCAAAACGGCGCACAATAGTTTGCACGTGCCCGTTCAATATAAAATTAAAAGATGCTATCTTTTTATCGACATGTGTTAATACATTCCCCAAATAAGTCGATTCCGAGTGATTGCACAGCAGGCAAAACAACCAATGCCTCAGCAGCAGCCCGCCAGGAGAATGTTCCCTAGGTGACGACATAATTGCTGCTGAATCGGCCAGAAAATCATATGGAGTCTTCCTAATTAACGCAACAACTTCAGCCGGGCCAAATGCCGAATTGGCTATTTTGATTAAATGTACAGGCCATGAAAGTTGACGCCGAAACAAACTAATCAGATGGTTAGTGTAACCCATATTATAGATTGCTGGATTCAAGAAATCAGGAATGACTGACAAGATATTTACCACGGTGTCAGCAATACCGTCCATGCTGTAATCAAGGATTTGTTCACCTGGCTCTTCAACATCTTCCTCAGATATGACTGATTCTGGGTTATACCATTTTGCAAGAACCTCATTATATGAGGGCACATGTACTGCCAAGCGCATCACTCTGCCTTTGTTAGTAATGCGTACTTCTGCAATAGAAGCTACAATCTTCTCGTACACATCGGGGTGGTGTGCACACAAATATAAATAGGAAACAAGCCTCTTGATGCGATAGTCTCTGTCAACTTTTGCATCCTTCGATGGTGCGTAGGCTTTCTTAACAAGCTTGTTAACATCATGGAACACAACCCATCCCGGAACAGCAACCCCAGCAAGAATGAAAGCAGCAATATCGGCACCAGTGGGCCTACGCCACCCTTTCGCAAGAAAAGTCATCCGTGATAACACATGTGATGGCTCCTCGTCCCTAATGCCAACACCGAATCGCGACATAGTTTTAATTATATTGGCAGAGTTCCATGTTGGCGGGGCGGCTTTGTGCCAAGACAATAAGTGATCATCACCGTAATTGCTTAACTTACAGTAGTGGCGAAACTCATGCGCCGAAAGGCCTGTGATGGCCTTCCATGCAGCAAGGTAGTAAATTGTCACTGCTAAAGAATTATCAGTCGAAGTGGATGAATGCCCAGTCGACAGACCTCCTTTCTTGCTATAAATA